CTCTAACGGCTGCAGCAGGAGGTGCCCCCCCGGCCCCGCCAGCTGCGGTCGCTGCGGTGATGTAATGTCAAAACACAGGCCCGAGGTCACATACAATTCGGACGGCACAGTCAATGTGGTGCTGAAGTTCTACCGCCTTCGACCGTCACGGGGAAGGGCGCTTAGAAGTGTTTCCTACCACGATATGGTCCTTAAGGCGGATGACATGAATGCCTATGTTAAGCTGTGGAGGAGGATGCCTAGGGACAGGATCAGGAAGGTTATGGTACAATACGCAAAGAACCGAATGCTTCAGAACAGCCCAGTAATAATATGATTGATCTAAATGTACTTAATAGCCGGGGCGTAACAACCGACAAGCTGAAGTCGGTTTTTGCCGGGGATGACGAGTCCGTGTCAAAGAAGGCGAAGCCATTGCTGGACAAGATAAGGCAGAGGATAGACGACGGGCTTCAGTTTTGCATCAAGAACCACAAGGTGTACCACGCCTTGGACTTGGCTTGGGACACCCCGTTTCGGCAGGTGAGCCACACGCTTGCCAGCTCGCTGGTAAACAAGGAGCTGGACGACGAGACAATCCTGAACGCAACAAAGGACTGGGGCCTTACCGGGATGCTTGAGACGGTGAAGGACTCCAAGGGGACCCATAAGCGGCTGAACCTGCCTGTGTTTTTCAACGTGTTTGTGCCGGTCGTGCGCGCCTATGTGACCATTCGGTGGGCCCGTATCTATAATGACAGGAGGCAGTATCCGCTCTTTAAGTACGAGATGGCCCACAACACGACAACCAATAAGCTGCGCTCTGATATCATTACGGATCGGGTGCAGACTATGGCCAACCAGTACGGTTATTCCGAAACACTGAAGCAGTGCGTATTTCAGATGCTACACTATGGGTGGTGCATGCAGTTCCCGACAGAGGAGTGGCACTCTGAGACGCAGGTTAATATAAACGCGGCTGGGAACGAGGAGGAAAAGTACGTCAGGGAGGGCCTGAGATATCACCTGCCACATCCATCTAGGGTTTTCTTTGATCAGGCACACAGGACCACGTCGTTTAATAGTGACAGCGGGTGTGAGTTTGCCGGTTATTGGAGGATTATGCGTTATGGGGATATTCGACGTAATGAGAAGTTTTGGAATGTGGATAAGATCAGCTACGGGAAAACGACCGACCTGCTCGGCGGCGCGAAGACCTACCTCGAGCTGGTTTCGCCCTGCACGATGGAGTTCCCCGCGTCGAGGGCAGCCTTTGGTGCGCTGGACAGGGAGAGCGAAATGGACAGGGCCTACAACAAGGCGGATGATGACAAAGCTGTCCTTATTACTGAATACTTTGAGAAGATTATTCCTAGTGAGTATGGTTTGGGGGACTATGATCATCCTGTTTGGTTTAGGTTTTGTCTCGCTAATGATAATACTATTCTTTATGCTGCTCCTGTTCCCTACTGCCCGGTCATCTACTATGCTTATGATCCGCACGAAGGCAGGTCGATGAACGCCAGTCTGAGCTTGGAGGTTCTCCCGTTTCAGGACCAGATTGGGAATCTTTTATCCCAGTACTTGTTGTCTGTTAAGCAGAATTTGGCAAACATCACGTTTGTTGACACGGATCAGGTTCCAAAGGACATGATCGAGAAGCTTCAGAACTGGGGGGAAAAGCTGTTTAGGGGTTTGAATTTCCTGCCGTTCAGCTCAAGGCAGAACAAGTTTGCCCAGTCCGATGTCAGGGAAGCGTTCAATTCAGTCCGGCTCTCCACCCTTGATACCAACGGAATAGTTATGGCGATGCGGCAGATTATCGACATGCTGGAGAGGTTGCTTGTTATTTCTGCTCAGGAAATCGCGCAGTCTGCCCAGCACGAGCAGACTGCCGAGGAGGTCAGGACAATTGCTTCCACCACCACAACCCGGCTTGCGTTCACGGCCCACGCGGTTGATGACGCAATTGCTGCGTGGAAGGAGCAGGTCTATCGGGGCCTTATGGCCTATGGGGAAGAGGAAATTTATGCCAACATTAATTCGCAGTATACTGTGGATGCCCTTCATTCGCTGGGCTTCTCAGTAACCGAGAAGGACGAGGATCGCTCTGGCTCTGTCAAGGTGAAGGGGAAGAAGAGCGCACTTAACCTAGAACACATTGGTTCCTACCGCGATACTCTGGATCGTGTTTCTGATAATGCAATGGCTGCTGCCCTGACACAGCTTTATACGATGGTTGCCCAAGACCCCGAAATACGCCAGAGCATCGGCGTCGATCAGGTGCTGGATGTGCTCAACAGGATAGGCCAGATGCTTGGCCTGCCAAGAGACTTTAAGCTACAGAAGATACAGGATTTTCCCGGCCCGGATCAGCAGGCGGAGCAGATGACCAAGATTGCCGAGGAAATTCGTGGAGCTATTTTGGAGGAGGTTGGGCAGGCCATCGAGCCGGTCGCAGAGAACTCAAAGCAGAACTCTGCCGCTATTGAACAGATTGTTGAGCTCATAAAGAACTCGCCCCTGCCGCCTTCGGAAGCGCAATATGATAACGCTAATAAAGCTCCCGGTCCCGGACCAGCAGGTGCTCCGAGTCCAGAAATGGCTGGGGTCCGATGACGGTAATCTCTTCAGGGCCCTACTGCATGCCGAGATTGCTGCGTTTCAGGAGGAGGCGGGCAGGCTTCTTATATTGGCCAAGGATGATGACAGAAAGGTTGCTGATGCAAAGGATGCAGGGGCAAAGGCCAGCGACTTGATGGGGTTTATTGAATTGATGAATGCGGTTGAACTAGGAGAGCATGAATTTACCCGGGCGGAGGTGAGCATTTCTGAAAGAATATTATGGAAGTCATAGATGCAGTACAGGAACAGGTGGACATACAGGCCGGGTCAAAGCCGAATGTCAGGACAATCAATATGGACGACCCGCGTGCTGTGCATGCACAGGCTGAGCCAGAGCCGCCACCGGAGGCCGAGCCAGAGCCGGTAGAAAAGCCTGACACCAACGAGGAGGTGGCTGATGCAACCGACAGCTTAATGGAGCGCCTTGGCTACAAGAAGCCTGCTTCACCGGCCGACACATCACCAGAACCTGAGCCTGAACCTGTGGTTGAACCTGAACCTGTGGTTGAGGAGCCCAAGGCAAAGAGGAAGCGTGGCAGGCCTCGCAAGGACCTTTCAGCTGATGATATCAAGGACATAATCAGGGAAACAGCGCGGTCTGTGGCCCCGGCGCAGGGTGCAGAGCCAGACGCCCCGGCCGCTATTCGCGATGAGGTTGAGGAGCTCAACCACGAAGACCTAGCGGTGTTCTCTGAGCTTGAGTTAAAGGACCCCAAGTATTCAGGAATCAGGGAAAAATATAAAACCTACCTTAACTCACTGGATGGCTATAAGCGGGAGTGGCAGAAGGAAAACCCGAGCCAGACATTCGACTCGCAGGACCCTGAGCACGAGGAGTGGACTCAGGCCAATATCCCAGAGTTCGACGGCAGGGATTTTGACGACGCCAGAATAGATTCAAAGGCCAAGCGCCTCGTCAGGGCCTCGGAGCGGAAGTACATGAGTGAGCTTGAGTCTGTCAGGTCGGAGGTTGCCGAGGCCAACATGAAGACCGAGCTGGAGCAGGGCACAAACAGCTCAATAGCAGAGGTGGTTAATTTTGTGGACGAGGGGTACCTTAAGATTATCCAAGAAAAAGGGGGTGAAGCATTTGAGGAGGCCGACCCGATAGCGCATCATGTGATAAACGAGACTCTGGCTTCAGGTGAGACTATGCTCTATGAGCTTGAGAAACTTGCTCACCCGAGCAAGAAGTTCAAAATTAACCCGAACAATGAGACTCACAAGGAACTGATTGATTTTGCGGTAGGTAAGGAGAGGGAGATAGCGGCCCTTCCCCAAGCTGACCGGATGCACGAAGGCAGGCAATTCGCCACCACAGAGCAGTGGATGAAAATGCCAGAATCAAAGAGGGAAGGGCACTGGAGGCTTGAGCCGCAACACATTAAAACAATGTATGTAGGCGATCTCGCAAAGCAGGCAAAAGAGAGGATAGAATCAGAACGAACACGTTTTGAAAAGTATATGGGCAAAAGCTCTGGGAATAAAAAAACCCAGACAGGTTCCCAACAACCTGCACCTAGGCCAAGCAGGGCTGCAAAACCACAGCCCCCGGCAACTTCAGGAGAAGCTGTGTCGTCAACAGCGGGGGGTGACCCCGGAAAGGTGAATCTCGACGGACATGAAAAACTGAAGAAGTATCTTTGGGGATGATATACTGCGTCCCGTAACTCTTAACGGA